AGTCTTATCATTGAGATAAACTTTTTTTACTTCCGGAGGAAGTTGTGATACAAGATCTTCATAAACTAACTTACGTATAGCTTCAGTGTGGTCAATGCTAGGCACGTCCTGCATTACGGCTGAGATGAAAGCATCTCTCATGTAGTTCATCAGTTGCATTTGTTTCTCCTTTTTGAATGCACAAATGAAGTATACCACAGTTTTTTAGAAGTACACAAAAAAATAAAAAATTTTTTTATCGCAGGGAAAATAGATGTACAATAGCTAAACTCTTGGAGGAGTTTTTGTTGTTAAGTCTCCCGTCTGATAGCTTTGTCTCCATAGCTGTTCCTCCAACCTTCACTTGCTGATTGAGACGGGAGACCTAACAATAACAAGGATGTAAAACAATGTCTACAAACAGCGAAAAAGCCCATAAGTTTGGCGTTTATGGGCTTTTTCTATCTCAACTTACCGGTGAAAGAAAGTATTAAGACCTATGAATTATACACCAGGAAAGGTTGCTTTAGACGAAGCAATCTTAAAACAATCAAGGTGGATTCCTTGGTTCCTTGAAGGAGACAAAAAGAAACCTGCTGTTGAATGGAGCGATTACAACAACCGTAAGCCCTATTCAGCAATTGAAGGCAACGTAGGCATTGTCTTTGATAAGCAGGTAGATCTATTAGTTGGCTTAGACCTTGATGATTGCATAGATGATCAAGGAAAGTACAACGACCAAGCTGCTAGAGCTATGGAGCTATTCCAAGGTAAAGCATATATAGAGCGAAGTGTAAGTGGACATGGCTTACACTTCATTTTTTATGCAGACTTAGGTATCAGCTTCAATGCCAAGCCGATTGAATACTATGAACAAGGCAGGTATTTCACTGTAAGTGGCGATGTGGTTCCCGGATCCGTGTCAACGCCCCAATACTGCCAAAAAGAGATCAAGCAATTCATTCAGGAATATGCACCTCATAAACTGAACCCAAAGGTTAAGGAAGCAGCTTCAGACATTGGGCTGGTTTCTTCAGCCAAGGTCAGGGAGGCTTTGGCTAAGATTAGCCCAGACTGCAACCGTGGGGATTGGTTTACAGCAGCTTGTGCTTTACACTATGAATTTGAAGGGGATGAAAAAGGGTTCGAACTTTTCCATGAATGGTCTGCTAAAGCTGATGAGAAATACAAAGGCGAAGAAGATTGCAGGAAAGTCTGGGAAAGCTTAGGCGGCTATAGCGGTTCACCTATTACTATAGGTAGTTTATTTGAATTAGCCAAAGTTACGGAGTTTAGCCCAGTTTATGAAGATTCAATAAAACCTACCGATGATGATAGCATTGAGATCCATGCCAAAGATGAAGACAAAAAGCGTTGGCTAACTACCCGAGACTTAGATAGCAAGCTTGGCCCGATCGAATGGCTTATAGATAATTACTTCGAAGCCAATACCATTTCTATCATTTGGGGCGACACGATGGCTTTTAAGTCATTCTTAGCCTTGGAGGTATGCTTTTGCGTTGCTGCAGGATTAGATTGGCATGGCCAAGAGGTTAAACAAGGATCAGTGCTATATGTCTGCGGCGAAGGCGCTAATGGTATTGCTAGGCGTATTACGGGTCTTAGACAGAAGTACAACGTATGGAATGAAATACCGCTTTATGTTTCCTCAGGTAGCAGGGACATGATGGAGCGGGATGCAATGAAAGAAGTAATCAGCTTCGGTAAAAGCTTAGGCACCCAAATCAACTTAGTAATGGTTGATACAGTGAACAGGAATTTCAGTGGTGAGGAGAACTCATCTAAGGACGTGGCTAAAGCTTATAAGCACTTGGACATGATCAAGGAAGCTTTTGATTGTTCTTTAGCTATGGTGCATCATACAGGAAAGTCCGGAACGATCATACGTGGTTCAGCAGCCTGGGTTCAGAACGTCGATGCATCTTACGAAATGAAAAGATCAGCAAAGACCTTTTACACTACTTTCATACCCCATAAGATGAAGGATGCTGCTTTAGGGGAAGAAATGAACTTCGAAATGAAAGAGGTTATTCTGAAGCGAAAAGGACACGAAAAGGACACGATGTTGACCACGTTAGTGAGCCACAGGATCGATGAAATCCCAGTGGAAAGGACACGTAGAAAAGAAGGTGGTGTAACGGTTACAATCCTACGATGCTTAGAGGAAAAGGGAGTAGCTACTAAGCTGAAAGAAATAGAAGATTATGCGTTTGAGAACGGCCAAGCCATTGATTCTATTAAGACTTCTTTATTGCGTATGGTTAAAAATGGCGAAGTGGTTAGGGTAAAACCAGGCTTATATGAACTACCACCGCTTACAAAATAATGGAAAAGGAGACGAAAAAGGACACGGTCGATTTACGTGTCCTTTCACCGTGTCCTCCCTATATAAAACACGTGAGGACACGTTGTTGTGTATATCTTATATACACAACGTGTCTCTCTACGTGTCTAGGGCTTAAATGATGTTTGATTCTTTAAAAGGAATAAAAATGAGCAGATGTGGTAATATCCAGCTAATCGGTCTTGGTTATCCTTTATCCAAGACGCTGGATAAACGTAACCAGCACTAAAAAGGAGAATGGATGAGTAAGAGATTTACTGATCCTGTTTTTGAGGATATTTGTGTGAACTTCTGGCGCTATGTCAAAGCGCATAGATTCCTTAGCCCCCGTATGCCACCAGCATTTTCTTTTGTGCTTGAAGCTAGTTCAGGAAATGGGGATATGGATTATCCGCTCAGTCCTTATTTTCCTGCTTTAATGATAGCAATAGAAAGCTTAGCCGAAGATGAACAAATAGCTTTTTATGCTGTGTACATCAGTTCAGCTTATAGGAAAGGCAAAAAGGTTCCTATCAAAACTATAGCAAATGAAATGGGTATCAATAAAGCCAACTTTTATAAGAAAGCTAATAACTCTGCTAAAAAGGTTTGGCTTCGAGCCGTAAACCTAGCAGAACTCCATCGTAAACTTAACAAGGTACAAGAAGATGTTATCGTCGATTAAAAAGTATCCTATAATGGGATACGATTTAGAAGGATACTTTTTTAATGAAAAGATGTACATTTCTGATAACGTGGGACTTACCCTGAACAACTATGGCAGGTAAATCAAAACTCACAGAACACCAATGGGCAGAGATCGAAGAACGATTGCTTGCAGGTGAATCCCAAAGCCAAATCGCTAAAGATTACGACATCACTCAGCGTGCCATTTCTAAGCAAATGAGTTCTAGGGTAAAAACCGTAGAAATTGTTGCGCATCAAATGGTAGAAGCTAAAAAAGCTTTCGATACCCTGCCAGTGAGTTCTAGGGTAAACGCACAAACCCTTATTGATCGGTTATTGAACATTTCTGATCACATGGCAAGTGCAGCAGAGTATTCAGCACGGAACGCCCACAAGCTTTCCCGACTTGCTACCGACCATTTAGAATCCATTGATAGCGATTCCCTACTTAAGGATCCAAACACTTTACGAGTGGTCACTGGACTTACTAACATGGCGAACGAAGCTTCAAAAATCCCGTTGGGGTTAATGAACGCAAGTAAAGAACAAATGCAACGGATCAACGAACCCGAAGCAGAACAAATAAAGACGCTTGATGAGTTCTACGGCAATAGTCCAACTAGCCCCGACTCTTAATCCTGTTCTTAAGGATTTCTGGCTTACCCCTGCTCGTAACAGGGTTTTGCATGGTGGACGATCCAGTTCCAAATCTTGGGACGCAGCAGGGTTTGCAATCTTTCTTGCTAACTCGTTAAAGGTTCGGGTACTTTGTACTAGGCAATTCCAAAGCAAAATTGAGGAATCAGTTTATACTTTGTTGAAAGTGCAGATAGCTCGGTTTGGTCTATCGCACAGATTTAAAATCTTAGAAAATAAGATCATTAACCGGTATACGGGTAGTGAGTTTATTTTCTATGGTTTATGGCGTTCCATCGATGAGATTAAATCTTTGGAAGGCGTGGATATACATTGGGCAGAAGAAGCCCATTTGCTTACTGAAGAACAATGGGAAATTCTGAACCCAACGATTCGTAAGCAAGGATCACAACATTGGATCATCTTTAACCCACGCTTAGCTACGGACTTTGTTTACAAACGCTTCGTGACTAATCCGCCACCGAATACAATCGTTCGGCAGATTAACTACATGGAGAATCCTTTTCTTAGTCAAACAATGCTTGACGAGATTAAGGCAGCTAAAGAAGAAGATTATGAAAACTATCTTCATGTTTATGAAGGAGTTCCTCGGAGTGACGATGAGGAATCTGTTATCAAGCGCTCTCACGTTATGGCTGCTATTGATGGTCATCGTGCTCTTGGTATCACTCCCATTGGCTTACGACGCATTGGTTTCGACGTTGCTGATGCAGGTGAAGATTACTGTGCGATGGTGGAGTCCTATGGTTCATTGAACACTTGGGCGGATCAATGGAAAGCTAAAGATGATGAGCTTCTTAAATCCTGCACTAAAGTATGGACACGAGCAAGAGAGTCAGAAGCCCATATCATTTACGATGCGATTGGCGTAGGTGCTACATCAGGGGCTAAGTTTAATGAGCTCAATACCGAGCACAGAATAACAATACCGCATCAGAAATTCTTTGCAGGTGGATCGGTTACTAAGCCGGATTCATCCTATCAAAAGTCGGGAATAAAGAACAAAGACTATTTCTCAAACATTAAAGCACAAGCCTGGTGGCTTATTGCTGATCGTTTCAGAAATACTTTTAATGCCGTTAGGAATGGACATTCGTTCAACGATGATGATATGATCTTCATTGATGGCAATATGCCTTATCTAAATCAACTGATAGACGAACTTACTTCGCCCAAACAGGATTATGATAATGCAGGTAGAGTTAAGGTAGAAAGCAAAAAAGATCTAAGCAAACGAGACGTAGCTTCTCCGAACTTAGCAGATGCTTTCATCATGGCGAACTTACCGGGCGAAATGCGCAAACGCTCGTTTTTTGGATAGGGATTTATGTTTAACTGGCTATTTGGTAAAAAGGAAGAGGTTCAATCAGAACCACAAGCGCCAAAAAAGCGTAAAAGCTTATTCAGCACCCATGAGTTTGAAACATACGATCCGGCTTCATTGAAAGCCAAGATCGCTGATACACTTACAGCATTTGAAAAACAACAACCTGCTCTCTATGGCGAATACGCCATGGATGATTCAAGCAATGGTGTTCCTGGTTTCAAAATGTATGCTGCTGGTACGAACTCTGTATCAGACAACGTTGTGTATTGGTATGCTTCTCAAGGATTCATCGGTGCTCAGCTATGCGGCATCATTGCCCAAAACTGGTTAGTAAACAAAGCATGCTCAATGCCTGCTGATGATGCCATCCGTAAAGGCTACAATATTGTTACTGTGGATGGCGAAGAACTTGATCCAGAAGCAGTGAAAGTTATTAAAGCTTACGACAAAGCTTACCGAGTTACTTTCAACTTACGTGAGTTTATCCGTAAAGGAAGAATCTTCGGCGTTCGTGTGTTGATGTTCAAGGTAATGTCCACCGATCCAGATTACTACGAGAAGCCATTCAACATCGATGGCGTAACTCCAGGTAGCTACAAAGGTATGGTTCAAGTTGATCCGTACTGGACTGCTCCGATGCTTGATGGTGCATCAGCAAGTCAACCTGACACAATGCATTTTTATGAACCTACCTGGTGGATCATTAACGGTAAGAAGATTCATAGATCGCACTTGATCATCTTCCGCCATGCTGAGCCAGTAGACGTTCTAAAGCCCCAATATATTTATGGCGGTATTCCATTGACTCAACAGATCATGGAACGCGTATATGCAGCAGAAAGAGTTTCCAACGAAGCTCCAATGCTAGCTATGTCTAAGCGTACTACTGTTTGGTTGACCGATATGGAAGCGGTAATGCAGGATTCAAATGCTGCAGTAAGCCGCTTACAACAATGGGCACAATATCGCGATAACTATGGTGTGAAACTAGGTGATAAAGAAGGCGATGAGTTTGCCCAATTTGATACATCATTGGCAGATTTTGATAATTTGATCATGACTCAGTATCAATTGGTTGCTGCAATCGCTAACGTGCCATCCACTAAGCTAATGGGTACACAGCCAAAAGGATTTAATTCCACTGGCGATTATGAAGAAGCAAGCTACCATGAAATGCTTGAATCACTTCAAACTCATGACCTAACCCCATTGCTTGAACGTCATCATCAATTGGTTATCAAATCTTTCGTTGAGCCACAACTCCGTAAGAAAATGACTTTGGAAACTACAGTCAATTGGTTGCCATTGGATACACCAACAGCAGAAGAATTGGCAGCAACTAACCTTTCTAAAGCTCAGACTGATCAAGCACTTCTGGAAGCAGGAGCAATCTCTAGTGAAGATATTCGCCAACGTGTTGCAACTGATAAAAACAGTGGCTACAATGAAATCGGTATCATGGAAGATGAAGATCCTGAAGCTTCAGAACTAGCTGAAAGAGATTACCTTAAAGTTCCTGACTAACTATGGCTACTCGTAAACCCATTACAAAGAAGGGTGCGACAGGTAAGGCATTAAGACCTAATCTGAGTATTGGGTCCGACTTTGCTAAGCCACAAGTAGCTTTAATAGAATTGATGTACAAAGACATCAAACGGGAACTTATTAAAGTTTTTAAGCAAACCGATTTCACGTCGGCAATGGATGCTTCAACCACTAGCCAAGCAAGGATAATCCTGAACTACCTGCTTCGTAAATGGTCTAAACGATTTGATGATATTGCTAAGAGTGCAGCCGAACGTATGGTTGAACGAACACTTCGCAATTCAGCAGTAACCCTTAACCTATCTTTAAAGGATGTGAGTGAGGATTTCAAAATTGATACATCTTTTAGCGATGAAAGATTAAAAGAAGTAATCAAAGCAAGTACACAGGAAGCAGCAAACCTCATCAAAGTTATTCCTGAACGATTCATCAATGACGTTCAAGGCCAAGTGATGAGAAGCATTACTACCGGAAAGGGTTTGGCAGATTTAACTCCTTACCTGACTAAAATGTATCACGGTAATGTAAAGCGTGCAACCAATACAGCTTTGGATCAAACCCGTAAAGCTTACCAATCTATTAACACTACTAGATTAAAATCTCTTGGTGTTAAAAGTTTTATCTGGATTCACTCCGGAGGTGGTAAAGTACCCAGACAAGAGCATATTAGAATGTCTGGGAAAGAGTACAGATTCGACGACCCACCGGTAATCGGTACTATGTATGGATCGGAAGTACGGGGACTTCCCGGGGATTTACCAAATTGCCGATGTATTTGCAAACCTGTCATCAACTTTGATTTAGAGGATTAAACATGAAAGAAAAACTGAATGCTGTTGAATCAGCAAATGCTAGTCTGGTCTCAATGGCCGGTATGGGCGAACAAGCTCATGCAGAAGGTGTTTACACTTTCCGCTGCTTTGAATATGAAGGTGGTCCACTCCTTTGGGAAGAAACTATCGACAACGTAGTTTGTACCGTTGGTAAAAACTTGATGCTCCAAACAGCATTGACTGGTTCCGGCTATACAGTAACTGGTCCTTACATGGGATTGATCAGCTCAGTGTCTTATACAGCAGTTGCTGCTTCTGACACAATGGCATCTCACCCAGGTTGGTTGGAAGCTGGTTCTACTAATGCTCCAACATTCGCTGCTCGTATTGCTCCTAGTTTTGGTACCGCTTCAGCTGGTGCTATTAGTACTTCAACTCCAGTAAGCTTTACAATGACTGGTAACGGTACATTGGTTGGTGCATTTATTACTTATGGCACTGGCGCAGTTACTACTTTGATGAACACTTCAGGTACTTTGCTATCAGCAGGCGCATTCACCGGCGGTAATCAGCCTGTTAACAGCGGTAACGTTGTGCAAGTTTCCTACTCACTCAGCCTATAAGGACTTAAATCATGACAGCATTTACACAGGGTCAAAAAGTTACCCAAGTTCTCCCAGCTCCTATTACTGGAACTGTTGAGAAGTTTTCTTTTGATGAAAACACTGCTGAAATTACCGTTCTTGTATCTTACCAAGATGCAGAAGGTAATGATCAACAACGTTACTTCAAACAATCTGAAATTCAAGCTGCCTAATTAAATTATGACATTCCTTGTCGCGGATAGAGTTCAAGAAACGTGTAATTCCCCAGGAACCGGTAATGTCACCTTATTGGGTGCCGTTACTGGTTATCAATCTTTTTCTTCAGCAATTGGTAATAGCAATACCACTTATTACACCATTGCGGATCAAAACGGAGCAAACTGGGAAGTAGGTTACGGCACGTATTCTTCTAGTGGAAATACTTTAGCCCGCACAACGGTTTTGGCATCCTCTAATAGCGGTTCTTTAGTAAACTTCAGTGGCGGACTTCAAAATGTTTGGTGTGATTACCCAGCAGGGAAGTCCGTTCTACTGGATTCTTCGAATTACGTTACCGGTTATAGCTTATCCAAAACTACTATCGTAGATAGCCAAACATGGACTCCGATTGGTACTGCTCCAACTTGGGCAAACGGCTTACTTTGGTATGACTCAGTAAACGGGTTTTTGGATTTTTATAATGGAACATCGGGCCAACAAAACGATGTTCACTTAGGTAGTGAAATTCAGTTTGCCGTATATAACAATACTGGCTCAACAATTCCAATTGGATCTGCTGTTTACATAAATGGTCAGCATGCTCAAATTCCTACTGTTGCATTGGCTAAAGCCGATTCAGCAACCACTGCAAACTGCATTGGCTTAACTAATACAGCAATTGCAAATAACACTACAGGCTATGTAGTTGTGTTAGGTAAGTTTACTGGCGTAGATACTAGTGCAATGACTTCGGGTCAAACTATTTATCTGTCCGCATCGACTGCGGGGGGAATAACAAGCACTCTTCCTTCCGCTCCTAATCTTCAAGTAGTTTTAGGCTATTGCACTTATAGCAATCCATCTGTAGGTGTTGTAGAGCTAACCGTACCTCTTCCAGCTCCTTTAGCTTCAAGTCTTGTTGGTCAAGTATCCGTGGCTCACGGCGGAACCGGTTTATCTTCTTTACCAGTTGGGTATATTCCATTCGGCAATGGAACAAGTGCTTTCGGCAACAACGGTTATTTGTTTTGGGATAACACCAACGTAAGATTAGGTGTAGGTACAAGTTCTCCTATCACTCTTTTCCAAGTTAATACTCCAACAGGAGCAGCTTCTACCAATTGGGCGTTTTTCCCTTTAAATTCTACTAACCCTCCCGCTGGAGCTACTTCAGGTATTTTGCTTGGTTCGAATCTTTCCCAAGGCGGAACTGAAAGCAATTTAGTTTGGGGACAAGGTATTAACTCTAGCCAATATCTTGCTATTGGCAAATGGACAGGATCTGCTTATACCGAGCAAATGCGTATCGATTCCAGCAATAATGTTATTGTTGGGGGCACAACTGCTTTAGGTAGGTTTAGTGCTTATAGCGGCGTATCATTCTTTGGTGTAGGTCCAACTACTTATGACTCAGCATGGTTTGGTCCACGACCAGCCAATGATGGTATTTGTAGCGTATTATGGAAATACGGCGGAACTGCTGGAGACTTTTGGAAAATTGAAACTGGCGCGAGTGCTTTAGCTTTTTGGCAATATGTAGGCGGCGTTGGCTATAACCGCTACACAATGGATAGTGGAGGTAACTTCACTGCTACTAATTCTGTTGTTTCGAATAACACAATTACCGCCCAAAACAATATCAATACTGTTGGCGGTGTTATGTATGGCGCTGGTACTTGGATTTGTACTTTCACAGGTAACATTGATGCCAATGCTAACCGTGCTCCAGGAGTATGGGGTTCTTATGCTTCTGGGGCTACTAATGCTCCAGACAATTCAGGTATTCTTTGGAATGGCATGTCGGGGGGAGCAGGTGCAGGTATTGGAGACGGTGGCCAATTATGGCAAGATTATAGCGATAATAAATTCTGGACAAGGAAACGTTGGGGCGGTAGCTTTGGTGGTTGGACTTATATCGGGGGATAAATTATGAAATGTATTTTTGATAAAAACGGAAAACTCTTCCTTCGTGGTCCAGACAATCATAGGGATTATGACGGTCATACTTCTTATGTTGTTCCTGATGAAATCAATTTCCATGTTAATGATATTGATCCTCTGACAAAACAACCTGGCGTTAGAGATGTTACCGAACAAGAGCTAAAAGATAGAGTAGATGCATATATGGCAGTTTATAGTAATGCTCGTAAGGTTTCTTACCCTTCTATTCAAGATCAATTGGATACTTTGTACCATCAAGGATATGATGGATGGAAAGCACAAATTGATGCAATCAAAGCTAAATATCCTAAAGCGAGTTCCTGATGACTACAACGTTTAATTGGACCATCGAAAAGATGGATTGCTATCCTCAATACGCTGGCCAAACAGACGTTGTGTTTACTGTTTATTGGCGATTGACTGGAATAGATGGAACTTATAGTGCTTGGGATGCAGGTTCTTTAGCTTTGACTTATACGGCAGGAACACCTTATACCCCATACAATCAATTGACTCAAGATCAAGTAGTTGGATGGGTTAAAGATGGTTTAGGTCCAGCAGTTGTTGCTTCATTAGAAGCTAATGTAAGCCAAGCAATTGCTAACCAAATCAATCCACCAGTTGTTCAACCTCCTTTGCCTTGGGCTCCTCCTGCTACATTAACTGGGTCTTAAATAAATGTTTGGCGTTAATCCCTTTTCCTATACGGCTATATCGGGAAACCCAAAACAACCAGTCATTTATGTCCTTACCATTACCGAAGCAGGTAATGCTCAAGATTCTGAATCTGAAGTTGTTCAAGTTCCTACAGCAATAGTAGAAGCTGGTAATGCAGTAGATACTACGTCGGAAATTATGACAGCTTCGATAGCTATTACTGAAGCAGGTACTGCTGTAGATACAGTAGCAGAGTCTATGTCAGCGCCTGTAAGCGTTTCAGAAATAGCTAATGCTATTGATACTCCGTCTGAAAATATGACCGCAGGCGTAAGCCTAGCTGAGTCTGGGAATGCTTTAGATACAGTATCTGATGTAAACTTTGCAAGCTTAAATATTACTGAAGCAACAAGTGGATCAGATAGCTATTCTGAAACAATGGCTGCTCCAGTAAGTGTGTCCGAAATTGGTAATGCCCAAGACTCGCAGTCGGAAAATATGACTGCACCAATTAGCTTATCTGAATCAGGTAATGCTATTGATACTGTATCAGAAGCTATGACTGCTCCAGTTAGCTTATCCGAATCGGGTAATGCAATTGATACTCAGTCAGAAAATACTATTTCGGCTTTGCTTGTAAATGAAACAGGAAATGCTTTAGATAGCCAATCCGAAAGCATGACAGCTCCTGTATTCATAAGTGAATCGGGTAATGCGGTTGATACTCCATCCGAAAATATGACGGCTTCAGTTGATATAGCTGAAGCAGGTAATGCAGTAGATACGGTTTCAGAAAATACAACCACTCCAGTTACCGTTACTGAAGCAGCTAATGCTTTAGATACACAATCCGAAACTATGTCAGCTCCGGTTAGCGTATCCGAAACCGGTAATGCAATAGATACCCAGTCAGAAAATATGACTGCAGGAGTTAGCGTATCTGAAACAGGTAATGCAGTCGATACGGTTTCAGAAAATATGACTGCTCCAGTTAGTTTAGCTGAAGCTGGTAATGCAGTAGCTACCCAATCGGAGAATATGATTTCTCCTCTTACCGTGTCTGAAACAGGTAATGCAGTAGCTACTCAATCGCAAAATATGACAGCTGGCTTAAGCGTGTCTGAAACTGGTAATGCTATAGACACAGTATCGGAGAATATGATTGCTCCAGTTAGTTTAGCTGAAGCGGCTAATGCTAGAGATAACTATAGCCAAAACTTAACAGCTTTCCTAACTGTTAATGAGTCTTCTTTAGCTTCTGATTCATATTCAGAAAATATGATAGCTTTATTGGCTATTGTAGAATCTGGATTAGCTAGCGATACAGTTACCGAGCAAATGATTTCCTATTTGGAAGTCAATGAGTCTGCAAATGCTGAAGATGTTGTATCGCAAAATATGATGGCTAATTTAACCGTCATAGAAAATGCAGCAGCACAAGATTTACAATCTTTGCTATTGATAGCAGCTTTACAAGTTGATGAGTTTGGAAATGCGCAAGATTCAACAAGTGAAGAAACCCATGTTATAGTTGCAGTTATAGAACAGGGTAATGCGACAGACATTTACTTTGTTGCTCCTATTTTCAGGCTTTCAGAAAATGTATGGCATGTATCACCTAGGAAAGATTTATGGCGTTTAGCACCTCGTACAGATTACTGGAAAGTTTCACCAAGAAAAGATTATTGGCGGCCAAATGAATAATTTCTATGTTTTAGAAAAACGAACCACAGAATCGATCTGGTACGATATTGATTGCACTTTGATCCTTGATCCTGTAGAAACTATTGACACGATCATTAGCATTGAAGCTGATCAAGAAGGTTTAACTTTTGCAGGACAAGCAATCAATCCTGATCCAGTAGTTTTCCCAGACGGTTATACAGCTTTGCCGGGTAAAGTGATTTCTGTACAAATTGGCGGTGGAATTATTCCTACTCCCCAAATAAATCAGCTTTATACCATTAGAGCACTTTTTAATACCACGGAAAATAATACAAGAGAAGCCACAGTGCTTTTAAATGTAACTAATCTTCCAGTCCAAACAGGAAGGGTTTGCTAATGCCACTTAAACCAGGATACTCAAAAGAAGTCCTTCAGGATAACATTAGAGAGCTAATTAAAGCCGGTCACGATCCTAAACAATCGGTAGCTATTGCTTACTCTAATGCTCGTAAATCCCATGGCGTAGATGCTGATGAATCTCATAAAAGGGATTTGAATGAAGAACCAGATTCGGAAATTGTTGCTTTTATAGTTTATACTGACGGGGACAGGATACTTTGGATGCGTCGTACGAAAGATAATACCTGGGGCTTCCCAGGCGGACACGTAGAAGAAGGCGAATCAGCAATTGAAGGAGCTATTCGTGAATCTCGGGAAGAGACCATGCATGTTCCTAAAACTGGTTTAAACTTAATTTATGAAGAAGGCAAAGTTCGTTTATTCGGTTGTAATGACGGAGAATTCGAACCCGACTTAAATGATGAACATGATGCTTATGTTTGGGCTACTTTAGAGGACGCACCGGATCCTATGTTTCCGAAAATTGCTGACGACGCAGAACAAATTGCGGAAGAAGCTGAAGCTAATGCTTCGGCTATGGATAAACGTGAATATGATACCAATGGATGGTTTGAAGTAAAAGACAATCCTTTATCTATGGTAGGAGTATTTCCTTATTCCGGCGGATCAATCTCTCCTGAGTGCGATCAAAACAAGATTTATATGGTTTACCGTCCTGCAGAAGAACTTTCTTCCGCAGACTGTATCGATTCCTTTAAGCTGATACCGTGGATTGATAACCACGTGATGCTAGGTAGCGAAGACGCAGGACTCACTCCTTCCGAACAAAAAGGAGTACAAGGCGTTATCGGACAAGAAGTTTACTTTGATGGTAATACTCTTAAAGGTAACATTAAAGTATTTTCAGAAGCAATGGCTAATCTCATTGCTAATGGGAAAAAGGAATTGTCCTGCGGATACCGTTGCAGATATGAATATTCTCCCGGCGTTTTCGACGGAATGAAGTATGATTATGTGCAACGGGACATTCGAGGCAATCATCTTGCTCTGGTCGAAAACGGCCGTATGGGCCCGGATGTAGCGGTATTGGATCACTTCACTTTCACTGTAGATAACAAGGAGTTTTTAAACATGGCTGAAGAAAATAAAGTCGCTGAAGGCGGCGAAAAGAAGGAAATAACTCTTGAAGAAGCCCACAAGTTTCTTGAAGATGTTATGCCAAAATTGGCAAAAATCTTAGAATTGACTGGTCAATCAGCAGGTTCAGCAGGTTTAGAAGCTGTTGCTGACGAAGATACTGAGAAGCCTGATGGCGACGAAGAAAAACCAGGCAATATGATGGACGAAGAAGGTCCTGAATATGGCGTTGGTGGTCAGAAAAAAGAAGAAAAAGAAGGCGAACGTGGTGCAGGTATGGACGCAGCAGCAATTGCTCGCACTGTACAAGCTAACATCGCTCAAAAATCTAAGCTATACGACAAGCTTTCTGCTCATATTGGCGCATTTGACCATGCTGATATGGATTTAGATAAGATGGCTAAGTATGGCTGCAAAAAACTTGGCTTGGAAGCCCCTAAAGAAGCTCGCGTAGTTGCTTTGGAAGCTTTCCTACAGGGCAAGGGTGCTCCAACTCGTACAGGTATGGATTCCATGCCAGCACGTAAGGGCAATTTCGTTCAACGTTTCTTAGAAGGTAAATAATCATGACTGCTGCGACTTTTCAATCCACAGTTAACGTCAATCTGGGATTTGGAGTTCCCGGTGAATTGATTGTTGACGGTCCACAACGTGTTGACTCACTTACTCTTGACAGCACTGGTGGTACTATCGGTTTGGCTTTCACCAAATCAAATACTACTAACGTAGCTACTCAAGGCGGTACTGTTACTCCAGGCACTTCCGTATTTGCTGGTATTTTGGTTAACCCAAAATCTTATGCTTCTTACGGCGCTGTTGGTGGTGCTCCTCTCGATCCAACTTTGTTCCTCGGTCCTAATACTCAAGGCGAGTTTATGACTATGGGTACGATCGTGGTTACTTTGGTTGGTGCTGCTAATATTGGTGACATCGTTCAATACAACACTACAACTGGTGTTCTCTCTGCACTCACCCCTGGTAGCTCTGCTTCCTCTGGTAATGCATTGATTCCTAATTGCGTTGTTTGGAATTACCCAACAAGCGGTACTGGCTTAGCTGCTATCCGTATCACTGAATAACAAGGACTGAAACATGAACAAATCTATCGAACGCAGCTCACTCTCACCACGTCAAGTTGGCGTGGTGCAAATGTCCGCCGATGATGTTTCCGATTACGCTGCACTCGGAGACCTCGGTATTAACTTTGGTACTCAAAATATCAAGGCAATGGCTAACTACGCAATGGATACCCAAAGCGATGTTACCACTCCTTCTATTACTACTCCAGTTCAGTTCTTGCAAAACTGGCTTCCTGGCTTTGTTAAAGTAATTACAGCAGCTCGTAAAATCGACGAACTCTGCGGTATTACTACTACAGGTTCTTGGGAAGATCAAGAGATCGTTCAAGGTCTGTTGGAACCAATTGGTAACGCTGTTCCTTATGGCGATTACACAAACGTTCCTTTGGCTTCTTGGAACACCAACTTCGTACGCCGCACTGTGGTTCGTTTCGAAAAAGGTATCAAAGTAGGCATGTTGGAAGAAGCACGTGCAGCTCGCATCCGTATCAGCACTTCTGCTGAAAAACGTGCATCTGCAGCTTTGGCTTTGGAAATTCAACGTAACTTGGTTGGCTTCTACGGTTTCAATAACGGTAGCAACTTGACTTATGGTTTTTTGAATGATCCAGGTTTGCCAGCGTACGTAACAGTTGCTGCAACTGGTACAGGTGGTTCTACTCTTTGGTCTACTAAGACTTTCTTGCAAATCGTTGCTGACATTCGTGTTGCTGCAGCTCAATTGCAAACTCAGTCTCAAGACACAATCAACCCAGAAGATGCAGAATTGACTTTGGCATTGCCAACCAATTCTTACCAATATCTGTCAGTTACTTCTGACTTCGGTATTTCAGTTCGTGATTGGTTGAACAAGACTTATCCTAAGTTACGCGTAATTTCAGCTCCTCAGTTGAACTTGGCTAACGGTGGTGCTAACGTGTTCTACCTCTACGCTGAAAAAGTTGAAAATGGTGCTAGCGACGACAGCCGTACTTGGGTACAAGTTGTTCCAGCTAAGTTCCAAGCTTTGGGTGTTGAGAAACAAGCTAAAGCCTACGAAGAAGATTATGCCAACGCTACTGCTGGTGTGCTTTTGAAGCGTCCTTATGCTGTAGTTCGCTACTCAGGTATCTAAGAAAAAGGTGGTTCTTACGAACTACCCAATCTTTTTGTTGTAAGATAGACAGGATGGAGGAAACTTCATCCTGTTTAACCAATCAAAAAGGAATTATTAAATGGCTAAAAATTACGTGTTTTCGACACTAGCTAACGATCAGCTTTATACAAACTGGATTCAAGGCGGTGCCGATATTCCTATCAAAGGACATTCTGTTCTTATTAAAGGCGGAACAGGTGTAGCAAACGATCGATTGATTACTCCATTGGGAGTTTCAACAGAAATTACTGACTACGATTTAGAAGAGCTACAAAAAAATGTCTCTTTTAAAGCTCATGAAAAAGATGGCTTTATTGTGGTTAAAGCTAAAAAAGCAGAAACTGAAAAAGTGGCTGCTGATATGAATCTTAAAGACGAATCTGCCCCAATGACTGAAGCAGATTACAAAACAGAAGATGCTCCGAAAGTTGGAGCTAATTAAAAATGACATCCACTACACCAGTTTACAACGACGAGAATTTTAGAAATCAGTTTCCTCAATTTGAGAATACTACTATCTATCCTCCCGCACAGTTGGAAAGCTGGTGGGAAATGGGCACGGCTTACATCAATATCGATAATAACTATCCTTGGAATTTCCGTTCTAAGCAACTTCAGTTAGCTATCGATTTGATGTGTGCCCATTTGGCTGCATCTTTTACTTTGATAAACAATGGAATTCCTTCCGTGGTTGTTCAAGGAACTACGGAAGGATCAGTCAGTGTTTCTCTTGTACCTCCAGTTATTAAATCTTCTTTTGGCTGGTGGTTAGCTACTACCCCTTACGGCGCTCAGCTTCGTGCTTTGCTACGTACTGTAGCAAACGTAGGTTTATACGTTGGTGGTTTACCAGAAGGTTCTGGGTTTAGGAAAATAGGTGGTGTATTTTGAAACAATTAAACCTCGATAAGATTAAGGTAGCTCTAGAAAGAGTTCCTGAAGAATTCGAAGGTTTAGTTGCTCAAATAGGTTTTCCTTCAGGTCAGCATTACCCAGACGGAACAAATGTTGCATTTGTTGCAGCAGTTAATGAATTTGGAGCTCCTGCAGTTAATGTACCTGCAAGACCTTTTATACAACCCACAGTAAGAGCTAAAAAAGATACTTGGACTAAAACTATCAGTAAAAAAATTCCTGATGTGGTTACGGGTAAATTAACTGCTTTTGATGTATTAGATTTAGTAGGAATTCAGGCAGCTGCCGATATTCAAGATACAATTTCTAAAGTAACAAGCCCTCCTTTAGCTCCAGCAACAATAGCTAGAAAAGGGTCTGCTAAGCCTTTAATTGACACTGGCTTAATGATGGCTTCGGTAAGAAATTCTGTAGCCCCAATTGGATCAGATTTTACTGCTAAGGATTAAAAATGAACTTGCGTGGCATTGCTAATAAGTACACCCAAGTTACCAATAAAAATATCCCCATCAATTGGGTTCAGTCTACTGGGTATGTAACCGATGATGCAGGGAAAAGAGTACCAACTACAATCACTCTTTCCGTGCAAGCCCAAGTACAAGCTCTTAGTGCTACTGATTTAAAGCATATTGATGGATTAAATATGACTGGCGTTATGCGATCAGTCTATATGTATGGTAATGCAGCAGGAGTAGTTAGAGCCGATCAAATCGGCGGAGATATTTTGGTATTCCCTGAAACACCCGGGGGATGCAATAAAAATTGGCTGGTAACTCAAGTTATGGAAACTTGGCCGGATTGGTGTAGAGTAATCGTAACTCTTCAACAGGATTAAATATGGCAGTTACTATTGACATAATTGACCAAGACGTTTTTAGAGCTTTGGTTGTGTTTTTTAGATCCTTTCTACCTGCTAATGTTGAGGTAGTACAAGCACAGGATAACAGAGTTCCAATGCCAAAAGGCGGTTTTGTGGCTATGAACAATATCGGCATGGATAGGCTATCTTTTAACGTAGATAGCTATAATTCTTTTACGCAGGGAAAGTCAATACTTACCCCAACTAAGTTCGATATGCAGTTAGATTTTTATGGTCCTACAGCTCAGGAATGGGCAATAAAAACCGTATCTTTGTTTCGAGACGAATATGCAACGGAAATTTTCCCGCCAAATATTCAACCGTTGTATGCAGATGACCCTGACCAAATTCCTTTGATCGATGGTGAAGACCAATACGAACAACGTTGGAGATTGGCAGCGACATTACAATACAACCCAATCCTTTCAACTTCACAGCAATCTATGATAGCTGTGGAAATTGAACTGGCTCCAATTGACCAGACTTTTAACCCCTAGGAGATTTCATGAGCACCATTCCTTTTTCGCAAGTAGTCCAAGTCGTTCCCTCAGTCCTATCGGCTAATGGCGTAGCAGTTGACCTGAATGGTCTAGTGCTTACCCAGAACGCCCTAGCGCCAAATGGAGCAATTCTTCAATTTTCTGACGCAGCAGCTGTACAAAGTTACTTTGGAGCAAATTCTAGCGAAGCTTCAGTAGCAGATGTTTATTTCAACGGCTATAACAATGGCACTCAATTGCCAGGCGCTTTGCTAATGACTCGTTATCCAGAAACAGCAATTGCTGGTTGGTTACGTAGTGGCTCTTTGGCTAATGTTACATTAGGCCAATTACAAGCTTACACAGGTGTTTTAGTAATCACTGTTGCTGGTGTGGCTAAAACTTCTGGTACTATTAACCTCTCTGGGGCAACAAGCTTTAGTAATGCAGCTGCTATTATTCAAGCCGCATTTACAAGCCCAGGTTTCACAGTAACATTTGATTCCACTACAAGTGCTTTCATCTTTACTACTACAACTACTGGCGCTACTCAAACTATGAGCTATGCTGCTACTGGATCATTAGCAACAGAATTGCTATTGACTCAAGCTACTGGCGCAACTCTTTCCCAAGGCGCAGACGTTGCTTCTCCAGCATCATTTATGGCTGGTATCTTGAATCAAAATCAAAACTGGGCTACTTTCATGACAGTTTGGGAAGCTCAATCCTCTGAGAAACAAGCTTTTGCACAATGGAGTAATTCAGCAGCACCTCGTTGGTTGTATGTTTGCCAAGATTCAGATCCAAATGCAATTATTGCTGGTTCTACAACTACTTTCGGTAACTATCTCCAAGTTAATGAATTGACAGGTACTTGCCCAATTTATGGCGATTTAACTCACGCAGCATTTGTTTGCGGATTTGCAGCTTCTTTGAACTTCGGCCGATTGAACGGACGTGCAACTTTGGACTTTAAATCTCAATCAGGTTTGGTTCCATCTGTTACTACTTCTACTGCATACAATGCTGCTATTGGTAATGGCTATAACGTGTACGGCGCTTTTGGCTCTAACAATCCTGCTAACAATGCTAACTGGTTTGCTCCAGGTTCAGTATCTGGCAATTGGAAGTGGGCTGATACTTACTTGAACCAAATTTGGCTTAATGCTAATCTTCAATTGGCTATGGTTAATTTGTTGCAAGAAACTAGCGCAGTACCTTATAACAGTCAAGGTAATGGTTTGATTTACTCAGCTGCATTGGACCCAATCAATGCTGCAGTAAACTTCGGAGCTATCCGTGCAGGTATTAACGTATCAGCTGCTCAAGCTGCTGAGATTCAATATGCAACTGGCGTAAATGCAGCTCCAATGATTGCTGCACAAGGTTTCTATTTGCAGATTTTGCCAGCTACCGCTCAAACTCGTGCAGCTAGACTCTCGCCTCCAATTACGTTATATTACCAAGACGGTGAAGCTGTTCAACAGATCACTATGGCTTCTATTGCTATTCAATAAGGATAAATCATGTCAACAATAACCTCAGCAAATTCGGTTCTATCTCTTGCCATTAACAAGTACTTTCCAGTACCCCAAATCATTCAAGGCTATGCAGTTGATGATGCTTTCGAAAGTGAAGCAGTTCAACAGTCAGAAACTTTGATGGGTGTTGATGGTGTATTGAGCGGTGGTAAGGTATTCGTTCCATACAAAATGACTATTCATCTTCAAGCTGATAGTCCAAGCGTATTTTTGTTCGATGCATGGCGTAATGCTCAAGATGCTGCAACTGACGTTTTCTCAGCTAGCGGATCAATTACGCTTCCGTCCACAAGTATGGTGTATACTCTACAAAATGGCTTTCTAACTCAGGCAACTCCGTTCCCAGCAGTTAAAAAGACATTGCAACCTCTCGTTTACGAGATTACTTGGCAACGTATTATTGGTGGACAAATCTAACTATGGCACGCAAAGAAGCAACATTTACAGCTGAATCTGGTAGAGATAAAGGGAAGCAATTCCATATCACTGAAATGTCTGCTTCGCAGGCTGAAAGTTGGGCCTTTAGGGTTCTCCTCGCTATCGGCAATGCCGGTATCGAGGTGCCTGAAGGTTTGGCAGAACAAGGCATGGCAGGACTTATGGCAGTTGGCTATATGAATCTGCTAAAAATTCCATACGAGGCTGCAAAGCCTCTTTTGGATGAAATGATGTCTTGTGTCCAAATAGTTCCCTCAGCTGGTATCAAACGACCTTTAATCGAGGACGATATTGAGGAAGTTACCACTCGTTTACAATTGCGTAAAGCAGTGTGGAATCTTCACATGGATTTTTTTTTAGACGTAGGCCAGTCGACTTCGGGATCAGAAGCGCAAGCTCCGGCCCAACAAAACGCCTCGTTGAGTATCAAGCCGCCCCGCAAACGATAGCAACTGTAGTATCGTCAAGGTTGGCTACTCTCCATGAACTCGATACTGTCTATGGTGTAGAAGATTTGTGGATATTGCTTGAGGTTTATGCCGTTGATCGGCACAATGCTTACCTTGTGAGTCAAAAATAATGGCAACAGTCATAGACAGTTTACTAATCGAACTTGGATTAGATACATCTAAGTTCGATTCGGCTCAGAAGAAGTCAGTAGAACAACTTCGCAAATTCGATGAGCAAGCCAATAAAACGGCTAAAAATACCCAGCAAGGTTCCAAGAATATTGGAGAAGGTTTCGAAAAAGCAAAAGATGCTTTACTTTCTCTTGGCGTAGCTCTTGTAGGGGTTAAAGGATTTACTTCTTTTGTGGGTAGCATGACCACAGGAAATGCTGCACTAGGAAGAAATGCTAATCTTCTAAGTATGTCCGCCCGAGAATTAGATGCTTGGGGCGGTGTACTTAAATCAGTAGGTGGCAACGTAGAATCTTTCCAAGGTTCAATGCAAGCAATGCAACAAGGCATTGCAAATGTGAAACTTGGTGATGCTGCTATTCTTACTCCGCTGGCACGCCTAGGCGCGCTTAGCTCAGTCGATTTAAACAAGAATACAGTAGATGTATATAAGCTAGCAGATGCGCTTAAACGCTTCAAAGATCAAAATGGCGAACAACTAACTTACACTTTAGCACAACAACTAGGTCTCAACAAAGAGACCTTTATGGTGCTGGAGAAAGGTTCAGAATCTGTTCGTAAACTTTATGGCGAAAACTATAAGCTTTCCGGCATAAATGAAAAAAATGCTGAAGCAGCTCAAAAGTTCCAAGCTCAATTAGGTTTACTTTCCCAAGCTATTTCTGGTGCTTCTAACGAAGTAATGGATCAGCTTTATCCATCTTTGGGAGCATTGGTAGAAGGTACTTCTTCTGCTATTACTAAGTTAGTTGAATGGGATAAGCAATTAGACGGTGGAATAAGTAAAGCCGGCTTATTTGCTGCAGGCATTGGTTCAGTTATGTCTGCTTTGAAATTTTTAGGCATTTCGTTTACTTCCCAAATAGCTACTATAGCTAAATGGGGAAGCACAATTGAAGGCATTGTTACTGCTGGATGGTTTACCAAATTCTTAGGCGCTGCAGGTCTAATGCTACATAGCGAAGATCTGAAC